GTAAAGCTAATTCTTTTTTAGTTCGTTTAGAAATATTATGTTTTTCTAAAACAGAATAAATATAACGTATATCTTTTTTATTGCCCAAATATTTTTCTGCTAAAGTATAAGCATACTCTCCAGCCAAATACTCTTGGCAAATCTTTTCTCCATACAAAGAATCTATCACAGATAAATCGTACTTCTTTTTCATGGCTTCTCCTTTCTTGTTATTCAAATTTCAAGGTTCAATTACTACGCTCTGCCCCTGTTTATCATTTTAATAATAAACTTCGGTTCGAGTTAACATAATTACAAATTAAGTCTTCTCGCTTAATTCCGCAATTTCGTCAATTGTCTTACGACAAAGGGTGGCAAAACACTACGCTACCACTTTTTCTTTCTCCATAAATGAGAAAACTCTTACCACTAAGGTCACGAGTGACCACATTAGGCTTAATGCTAAAAATATCAATACCCATTATTTAAATGTCTCCTTATTAAAAATTTTAAATATTTTTTTAGTTATTGATTAGAAAATCAGAACGGAATATCATCGTCATCATCAACAACAGGAGACATCTTTCCAGAACCCTTCTTACCAAAACCTGTAGGCGCAGAAGAACCACTACTGCCCTTAGAGCCCTGATATCCAGCTTCCTCAAGTTCCTTCAAACGACTTGCTCTCTCATTGAGCATAGCCTTACACATCTGAGGAGTGATAATCATATCTTCCTGCTCATCTTCATCATAAGCAATATCACCACCAGTAAGAACCATTTCAAGATAGCTCTTACCCTCAGTTACTCTCTGCTGACCAAAACCCTTGGTCTTAGGCTTTGCTTCACTCTTTTCATTTGGCTTCCAGCTAACATACATCTTAGCAGTAGCACCCTTAACATAACCATTGTCTTCAAGAGCATCCACAAAATCCTTGGGAATAATAATATTCTTAATATCAAGAGCGTTATGATAAAAATCCATACTAATAAGATTTAAACGCTTTCTACCAGTAGGCTTCTTATCATCTTCAGGGCCACGCTCTTCATCAGTAATACTCTTAATATATCCCTCAATATCAAGGTCACAAGCAAATTCCTCAAAATCATTAAAGAATTGCATAGAAGCAACAGTACCTTCGTGAAGCTGTTCATCAGAACCAACATAATCATTTGCACTAAGAGAACCAACAAGTCTCACCATAGTGGCGTTTTCCTTATCCTTAGTCATAGGAACTGCTTTCTTAACCCAATCAAGAACCTTTTCGTAGTTCTCACTGTCTGTACCATCAGCCTTCTTAGCCTTGATAAAAGACGTGAAAGAACGAGTCATTACACTTTCTTCACCGCATTGAATCTGCCCACGAATACGAATGTAATCAACACCATTCTTGTCCACACCCTACTTGGACTCAATATCAGCGAGATAACCCGCAAGAGTCACGCTATTTGTCAATCTACGAATCTGGTCAGTATTTTTTGTAGCCATTATTTTTGTACTCCTTTAATTTTGTCTTTTAATTTTTAATTTTCATTTTCATCATTGTTGTCATTGTCATCATCGTCAATAGACTTGTAATCATTACAAGCCTCAAACGTCAAAGTAACACCCAAATCTCTTCGAGCGTCCTCAAGAAAAGGCTTAAGCTTTGCATACGCCGAGCACTTTACCAAAAAACGACAATCTTCACACGCAAGATTATTAACCATTTTACTATCTCCTAATTATTCAAAAAATCAACCTACCTTGGTTGTGAATAAAATATAGCATAGTTTTTTCATCTTGTCAAGTACTTGGCAAAAATTTTTTAATCAGTTAGCCCATTATCATCGACACCAAAACGTTTTGTTGTTCCATGTTTTGCCATAACCCAGCAATTATTAAAGCTTCCTTTTTTAAGCATTATTTCAACAGAATCTCCTTCTCTTAATTCAAAAGGAGTTTGATTTTGAATTCTTGTAAATTCTGTTTCAGGCTCCCGTGGTAAAATAACATCCACAGTACCATCACTATTTACATTTGTCACCGTAGCACTTTCAATTCTCGGTGAGGTTCTTTTAATTTCTGCCGTAACGCACTAAAGTATTCTATTCAGCATTTCATCTGCATATTGGTCATAATTATTATTTTGGTTTATCATAAATCACCATCTTATTTTCTCTCCCTGACTTTCCTTCTCGGATGTATTAGTAGGTAAGTCAGAAGTGTTACAACAACTTAATGATATTTTACCATCTTTACTATTATAAGAAATAGAAGTAATTAACAACTTTTCTCGTTGTAAAGATAAAAATTCATCTTCAACTTCACATAAATTATTTACTGTCAAAATTGGATTGAAACTAACAGAAACAGAAAATTGCACTCCTACAAAACTTGATTTCCTTAAATAATAATTTGCCAAATCATAAGCTAAGTCATCACTCCACACCTGAGAAGATGTATATGGAGCATCCATACGCCTTCCAATACGTTCTACACAAATAGGAGAAGATGGATTATTATTTGTAACCGTAGCAGTATAAATAGTAGAATCCACACTATCTCCCACTACTTTTACACAATTAATAATTTGCTCATTTTGATATTGTAAATCCATATTATGTAAATCTCTACTAAGCTTGGGATAAGTCCAAATAACAGGTTTAACAGAGTCATCAACTGTTTCGTTAATTGGATAAAAACATAAATTACCAACTGTATTATAATAATATTCAGCAGATAATTGTGTTGCTAAAGCATCCAAAATCGAACCCAAAGTCTCTCCTTGTTCCGCTCTAATTGTTTGCTGTGTTTTCAATCCAATAAAACTTGGGTCAAAAATAGGTTCTTTGTAATCTAAGATATAGCCATTTCCAAGAGAAAAATTTAAAACCCCTTTAACAGCATCAATAATATTGCTACCCAATTCAACTTCATACGCCGTCTCAAGAGTACCTGTTTTACCTTCAAAAACAGCGTATTTATCAGAAAGTTGAAGTTGAATAGTTTTGTTTGAATCATCCCTTGTCAAACTAACATCTCCTAAAATATAAACTCCTTTAGGAAACCAGATAGTTGTATCTTGATATTGAATACCCACATCAAATCCAAATCTTGTATTTATCCAAATACCATTAATATTAGGAGTATATTGTCCATTTTCATTTGCTAAAGTAACTGTAATACTTCTTCTTTGCCCATTTTGATAAGATTCAGTATAATTTAAGCCATCTAAAGTAATATCGCTTTCTGGAATAATATATGATACTTGTTCATCAGGAGTAAGAATAGATAGTCTATAACGAGGATGAATTACAGGTCTCTCAAGTATTCTTTTTAAAGTGTTAAAAGGAATAGCATTTTCATCCCTTAATAACACATCGCCAAAAATATTATCAGCCATATTTCCTCCTTATCTGGCACTTGAAACAATAGAAATCGAATCTACGTCTAAAGCTTCCTACCAAGAGAAAGAAATTGTTGTTTGCAAAAGATTAGATTGCATATTTATATTATAAGTAGGAGCAGAAGTTACTTGAATAACCCAAGAGTTTCCTTTGTAATCTTTTAATAATTTTAAACTACCAT